CGTTGCATCTCAAATTCAGCGGTTGTATCGACAATATTTTGACCAAGGCGATAAGCACCAAGTATTGAGACGTAAGAGTTTACAAATTGAGGTAGGCCGTTGAGTAGTCCGCGCTGGGCCTGATAAGCCTTATTCTGAGTATGTACTGCGGAAATTCCGCGCTGCTTGGCGCGTTCTAACGCGAGTTCGGATTTTTCGGCGTTAGCGTTTGATATGCGGAGCTTGTTTGTTTCAATTACATTTTGTTGGCGGACTTTCAAAGCTTGGTTTTCAGACATTATCTCTGTCTTTTTCTGAGCAATAATTAATGCAGCTTGCGTACTTTGTTTTGGCGCCATACCCATTTCTTGTATCTTTTGAAAAAGCTCGATAGATTTTTGTACGCCGGTTAAATCGACATTAAGCTTCGCCTTTAACGGCTTTCTATCCAAAATAGCCTGTAATTGTGGTTCGGCTTTTTCCCATGATTTTTCAAAACTTTGTACATCAATGTCAAGATGCATTGGGAATATCAAGTCTTTGTTTTCGTCTGCCATCGTTGTCTATTTATTAAGTTCGTTCCGTATTCTTTCCGCTTTCTGTTCGTCTGTTTCCGTTTCAGATGACTCGGTTCCGATCCCGAACATTTTTAGATAATCTTTAGTTTCCTTGTTCGTCATGGATTTTACCGCCTTACTCGGATCTGACGGTATCGTTCCTTTTTTTCTTAATCCGCTCTTATCCAACAATATAATCGTTTTCTTGGCAATACTATCAATCCACCAGTACCTATAAACCGTATAAGGTGTTACTGCTCCGTAGAGTTCGATGATAATTTGGTTGCGGCTTCCGAGCGGAGTTCTTGCTGTATAGTTTGTATATTTGTCTCCGACATCCTCTTTATCATCTTGTTGTTCGCCTGTAGGGATGCCGTAAATCCGAAAAAATCATTTATATCCTCAACTTTATTAAATTGTTCATATATTCTTATCATATCACTCATGGTATATGTAGCATACAAATACCTCCAATAAATCCAATGAAAAAATGTCACCTTAAACCAACTGTGTAAAATCATTAAGGATAAACATTTAGGAATTAATGATCTATTTTTAGATAGATTTAAAAGCAATTCCTTTGGGTTGTCTGCCGGTTTTAACTCTTCGCTTCTTTGAGCTACAAGCCTATCTCTCCTTGCGGATACCGCATCTGTCATTTGTTTAATTTTATATTTTTTTTTACCGAGTTTAAATGTCTGCGACGCGTTTCTTTCAAGTTCGTCGAGTCTTAAATTATCTTTGGTGGTTGCCATATTTTTGTTGTTTTTATTTTAAAAAGAAAAGGGTAGGTGAATTTCACCCACCCTTATTCAGTTTATTTTGACGTAATGTTTACGCCGTATAGTTCAAAGTCCCAGCAGTAGACAGCATAACAGTCTTCAGAGTAGCTGTATTCAGTTTCTGAGCGACAATATTAAGCTTCAAACCTAAGCCTCCATCCTGATCAAGCAATTCAGCGGTAACGAGTGCTTTCGGGAAAGTGACCACCATGTTCTTTTCGCGGTTTGCCCAAGACATAGGTAGGTACTGTGAAGCGATTACATGGCCGAAACCAACAGTTGTTGCACCGGATGCCAGCCATGTAGCTGCTCCTAGTGATGCATCCGCGATAACCACGCCCTTTAAAAATTTAGTCGTCACGGCTGGATTGAGATTTTGAATAACAGCCTCGTAGGAGAATGTACCATCCTCGGAATAAGAATACGTCACCGTACCTTGTTCGTTCTTGATAGATTCAGTTGTCGGGGCTTCACCCGTATATTTAACTGTGCCGTTAAAAAGGTCGCCAAGGGACATAGCATTCGCCAAAGACGAAAGCTTTGCGGTAGCGATAGAGGCGTCAGTTATAGCATCGTAAGCGATGACGTCACCTGCGCCGTTAAAAAGACCTCCTATAGAGGTGTCTAAAATACCAATAGTGTTTGCCATTTTTTTAATAATTTATGTAACAATTTACGTTTAAAACTTTTGTAGAAAAACCGGATACCAGACTTTTACCGGAGTAGACCATCGGGTTCGGCGAAATTTCGTAAGTGAATATGCCGGATTTCACGGCGGCGGCGAATAGGCTTTGAAATTTTGCCAGAAGTAAGTCAGCCAAAACGGTGTTAACCGCGCCAGTTGAAAGGAGCTTGGTGTAAACCGAGACTCCTAAAACGCATTGACCGTTCTTAAACTTAGTTCCTTTAGTGCTAATTCCTCCGTTCATCTCGATCAAGATAAAGGAAGCAGGGAGCGCAGAACTCGGGTATGCACCGTTGACATAAACTGTCTCCGTGACTCCGAGCGATACGATTAGGTTTTTCAGCGGTATTGCAGGATCTGTGTTCAGTGCTATCATATCTTATTTCAGTTTAAATTCGGATAATACTAAATCTTCAAGCTCTTCAACTATAACTTCCGAGAAAAATCCATTCCATTCATCCACGCTAGCGGCATAAGGCATTGTTGAAAATGCTACAACCCAAACGCCTGATCCAAATCTTGATGCTCCGGCTGATAAGGCTTTTGAAAGGGTGTCTCTACCCCAGTGCCCTTCTCTTGATTCCGTTGCCATCTCGTCATATCTGAAAGCTGTAAGTATGCCATTTACGTAAATTCCAATCCCGGTTCCTTCCATTAAATTCCATGTATCGACCGGTATCTCATCATACGCAACTTGCATAACTCTGTCAGCGATTCCTGATAAAGAACTTGCCATCTTCTTTGTAAACGCCTTGGTTGATGCTTTGGTTCCGAATCTTTTTCCTATTACAGATAAGTTATGACTCGTGAACTTTCCCATCATTCAGCTTGTTTGAGCCAGCAAGTTGTACCAGCTAATCCTTCATCAGTGACTGTTTCAAATTGCTCGATTGTCGCTCTTATTGATCTCCCGTTTTCGGTTTCTATAATAACCATATCATTGATTTGAAATAAAACATCAATTTCAGGTATTAATAGAAATGAATCCGCTTGAAAAACTAAACCTTGCAATCTTGTGCTGCCATTTGAATTAACCTCGTAAGCACAGTCGCCGTAATATAATCCCGTGAAAATTTCATTCCCCTCAGCATCCACCGCCCCCTCACTTCTATATATCGCGCACATATGTGGATAAAAAAAAGCATCGTTACCAGTATTATTTACTATTGTGGGAAAATATAAGTAGATATTATTAAATACCAACAGATTCCCATTGAATGATATATAATTTCTAGTAATCATCTCCAGAGATATGAGGCGTCATACACTTGAGCATTTTCACGGAATGGAGGCAAAGACCATTTCATTCTAAGCGCATTAGCATCATCCACCATTAGCAGCCGATCTTCCTTAGATAAGGAGCCTGTTGTTTCTGATATTTGACGGTTATTTACTTTCTTGGAATAAGATCCACCCCCGATCATTCTTGACCCCAACCATAATACCTCCGCCGTGGCTAAATCCTTCTGTCGTTCGCTAACGATAGTCATATCAGTCCCGGTTACAAGCCCATCCACATTCATAATCGCTATTTCGATCTGATTATCTGTCAGAGCAATTCCGACAAGGATAGATTGGAGGTATTGGTTGATAGTCATAGTTTTTAAGTTTATGCAGATCCGTAAGGATGCAAGTACCACATATATTGAGGTTTGTCAGGAACAACCAAGGTTGTCATCTCAGTCTCAAACTGTTGGAATTTACGCTGTGGCTGAGATGTAACAGTCAACAACAAACGCCCGCCATAATAAGAGGCTGTAGAATCCGCACCGGGAGCAGCATAAGGCTGTACGGTATGAATTTCACCAAGACTTCCATCAGGTACCAATACGATTACATTCGCATCAAATGCACGAATCTGAGTATCTTCTAATACCTTGCTTGCGTTCAGCTTTTCAGTATTCACGATACTGTCGATAATCTTGAAAGGACAGTCAAGGATTTCACCTAACTTGCGCAGTCTGTCTTGATAATTCAACATAGCAGCAGCAGCGGCCTGAGAAGCGGCATCAGCCAACGGATATAGATAGACACCAACTTTAGCCAAGACCTTAGAATGGTTCGCTACCTGTTTCGCATATAGCTTGTCGATTTCAAAATGCTTTGCTGAGATGCCTTTATCGTCAGCGGCGTCAACCATAGCTTGCAAATCCGCAATAGGATCACATGCTGAACCTTCACTCGAGTAGGTGCCGTTTGTATTAACAGTCCACCAACGAGCAGTTCCAGCTTTTGTAGTAATATTACCAGATGGAATATGGCTGGCAAACGTATCCTTAATACCACGAGGGTTGTTGGTGTTTGTCAATTCCAGTTTACCAGCAGATACAATTTGGTGACGTTGATAAGTAACAGCCATAGTATGACCGCCAATCAATGCATCCAAACGGTTAAAGAGTTCGATAAGTGCGTTCTCTTTAGCTGCATCGCCAGAACCACCCATCTGTTGCATGATGATCTGTTGTTTGCGCCATGAGTCTTCATCGTAGAATTGAACCTTTTTCATGCGTGGAATCTTGCCGGTTGAAAGGGTAAAGCCCTTAGTTCCGTCAGGAATAGCATCAGCCTGAGTAGCTACATAGGTAGCCATTTTATACAGGTTTAGTTCTTTTTGGATTTGTTCGTATGTGAAATCCAATTGCATTGCGGGAGCAAAGCTAAATCCGTCCCATTGAGCCGAATTATACTTGCTCGCCATCACATTATCCAAGAAACCCTGAAGTTTCGTTGCGCTGCCCGCTCCTAGAGCGCCAGCTAAGAGGTCGTAAACCCCGATTGCATAAGTATTCGGCATAATTATAATTCTTTACGGAATTTAACATTAGGCAAAAGTGCCCGGATATTTGCAGGGACGGTAGGAATTCTATCCTCCAAGATTACACCTTCATCTACAATGGTTAGGTGTGCCGCAATCGGATTTGTTCCCATATACATATCGTGTAATAGTAAACCGTTAGCAGGAGCAAGCATTGATTTACTTGAACCGACTTTGGTTGCGAGTACAAGATAGTCACCAGCAGATGCAGCACCAATAGAACCAGCAGCGATGCTGATATCGTAGTAGCCGGATGCGTTGATTGTTACAACGGTACCTGCGGATGCATTACCGGTAGTACCGGAAGTAGGACATACCATAAAAATATGATCAGTAGTTGGGACAGTACCCAAGTTACCAAGTTTCACCGTGATATTAGTATCAGCGGTAGAGACGTCAGCTGTAAGTTCAAAGACCTCAAGCGGGGTGGTAGTACCACCTATAGAAGCCTGATAGCAAGGTGTGCCAGCCGGAATAAGAGTATTCGCAACCAGATAATCTGCTGCGAGTGTTCCACCTCCGGGAAGAACGCCAATCTGAACTTGAGGCATCCATACGGGAACAAAGCCCCCGAATGTTTGTGAACCGGATGCGTTCACGTCAAAGCTGCCAAGATTGATTAAGCCCATGTTGTTAATGTTTTAAGTTAGTTAATTCGTTTTCTGCTCGGGTGCTGGAAGTTTTCCTGCATTTTGCAGGATTTTTGTTGCGTTTGCAAATTCTGCTGCTACTGAATCACCACCTCCACCTGAAGGTTCTGCCGGTATATATGGGGAGTCTACTCCCGCTACTTTGGCAAGTTTTTCAAATTCAGCTTTCAGTTGAGTTGAAATATCTTCCACATTCGAGTCTTTACCTACTTTCGGTTTGATGGTTGAAAAGACGTAATCCTGAATTGACTTAACACGTTCATTAGAAGAATCTAATTTGTTTTCGGCAAGGAATTTATCCCTTGCTTGCCCAAAGATTGATTCTGTTGTCCGTTCGGCCCTGTAACCTTCAAGTTCTTGCTGAAGCGGGGAAAGTTTCTTTTCCAATAATGCTTCAAGCGCGGAAAAATCGGGTTGTTGAATATCGTCTTTTTTTGCCGGTTCTGCCGGTTTCGGGTTTTTAGCTTCCCAGTCTTTAACGAAATCTGTTTGATCTTTGATTAGGTTTGTGTTGGCTGTCACAACCATTGGCTTGAGGTTCTTTACGAAATCGGCCAATTCTGTTTCTTCACCAGCAAATACCATCGCATTTGCAATCATTTCGTCAATACTACGTTCGCTAAGTTTTCGGGTGTTTCCCAATGATGCAAGGATGTTTTCCTTAACTTCTGTTTTTGTAAATTTCATAGTGTTTCTATAAATTAAAAAGAGATTCAAACGCTACGTGTTTCGTAGAATTTGCATCAAACATACGACATATTTTACACCTTTGCAAAATTTGCTATATCTTTGTTGAAAAACTATTATATGCTTAGGTTGAAAAATAAAGATGCAGTTTGGCCGGAGTTGTATCCGAAGGTGGAAAGGAAATTACCTACTGTGGATGAAAAGGGCTGGGTGAAAGTTGATGGATTTTTACTAAGAGACAATGTAGACTTAATTCCACAACCAGGATTACAGGAGGAGGTTTGCGCATCGAGTTGTAATCTTATCTTTATGGCTGGAGCCGCGACTATGGGTAAAACGTTTGCTGGATTCATGAAGGCATTAGAAGGGCTTGGAAGGCAGAATTATACAGCAAGGTTAATATCTAAACGTCTTCAAGATAACAAAAAGGGCGGATCTATTATTCGTGATGCTAAATTAATATATGACGGGTTTGCCGGATGTGAATTTACAGCAGGTGAATATCCGACAGCTATGTGGTCTCAATGGAATACTGCTATACAGTTGATCCATGCAAATTTTAATACAGAAAATCCAAGTGAATGGGAAGAGTATAAAGATTATTGTCGCAAAAACCAGAGCAGTATGATATATTGGGATGAACTCACTGAGATTAAGGACTATAAGGCTTTCTCATATATGTTTTCAAGAAACAGGGATAATTCAGGATACGGCCCATGTACTGTTGCATCATTTAATCCAGAGTATGAACATTGGACTACTGAATTCTTGAGGCTAGCTGGATATATAGGTGATGATTATTTTGCGAAACCGGAGATGTATGGTAAAATAAGATATTTTGCACAACAAGGCGACGATATAACAGATATTATATGGGGAGATACAAGGGAAGAGGTGTCAAGAATTGCAAAACTTGAACTTACAAAAGAAGAAAGAGAGGGTGGAATGACACCTGAAAAGCTAGTTAAATCATTCACATTTCTATCCGGTTCAGCTATGAGTAATATGATGCTCGTAAATGCGACAAAAGGTGGATCTGTCTCTAATTTATATAATGTTGGTGAAACTGAAAGAAGGAAATTAAAGGATGGCTATTTTGGACCAAGCGGGAAATCAGAGCTATCAGTAAGCTCAAGAATGGTTGACGCACTATTCACTAACCCTATAGACGCTAATGGAGAAATGTTTGCAACTCTTGATGTTGCAGGTGGAAAGCAACAGATCATATCTACAGCGAAAGGAGAGGAGAAAAAACCAGACAATTGTGTTATGTGGATATGGAAGGGGCTTACCGCTATCAATATAGAAGTATTCGATGGGACGCTCAGTGAACTTGTTGATTGGATAAGATACACATTAGGTAAATATGGAGTCCCAATGAGGAATTTTGCCTTCGACGCGATAGGAATTGGATATTTCCTCGCCAGCTTTACCGATGGAATTCCGATAATTGGGAACTCAAGACCAATGACTGAATATGACGATGCCGGTAATCAAATTACACTCGGCTCCTATTTTAATCTAAGAAGCCAATTAATGGAAAAATGCGCAGTATTAATCGAAACAGGAGCGATGGCGTGTACCGTCGGTAAGGACACGATAATACCTCACGGGAAAAATAAAACACCGAAAAAACTTATTGACGCCATGCAGGAGGAGAAGAATATATTTATGAAAGACGTGAAGAATAAAAAGCTATATTACAGGTCTAAGGAAGAGTACAGAGATAGATTCAAATCCTCTTCCGATATATTTGATGCGTTCGTAAATAGATCAATATTTGAACTCGACGCCAGGCCAAGGAAAGAGGCTGAAGTAGAACTAACCCCAGATGATTATGTTGGGTTATACGAAGCGTGGTAATAAAAAAGAGCACCGGGTTTGATGCTCTTTTATTTTATTATTATTATTATTTAGATTTTCGCCAAATAGCCTCGGCTCCAGTCGCCTCTCCACTATATGGATCCCATAGCTCTCTTCCCCACGCAGGAACTCTTAAAGTGTCGTCTGCTATATCAATTTCAGCTTCAATTTCTCCATTAGATTTCCAAAAACGCAAATATCCGTCAGCGATAAGCTGCTTTGCCATTTTTTTTATAATAGCGTCGGACACTTCCGAGTCAGGTCTCCCCGCAATTTCTTCCCGGTGCTTAAGCCTTCTCAAATTTATTTCTAATATCGTTTATATAATCCGTTCTGTAGACACGGTTAAAACTATTGACTTTTTCCCGTAAATCAGAGCAAACATTCTTAAGTACGCTTATCTCTATCTCGTAATCTTTTATTTTTTTCTCAAGTTCTTGCTTATCTTTATTTTTTGCGCTTAATTCACAAGATTTACAGGTATCAGACTTTCCATCCGCATTGTTTCTATTTGATTTAAACTGCCATATTGGTTTACTTCTTCCGCATGTATGGCATATCTTCATGTCTGGCATTTCCATGTTTTCCCATTTTTATTTTCTACAAATCTACGACGTATTTTTGTAATATCCAAATCTATTAACTTTATTTAACAAAAAAAACCACCCGTATCATCACGATAAAGGTGGTTGAAAAAATGAGTGCGTTAACCTAAAAAAATCTTTCTGTATATGAAATAGACTGTAAATATAATATATATTTTTGAAAAAAACAAGTAGCGCCATATAGACGTTCCTGTACTCGTTTCTACACTTGGTAGATAGAAAATTACAAACTTCCGAAGTTTTTATCTCGTGAATCTTTCCTCCTCATCGCTCCATTTATTTTTGTTTTTACTCTTTCTTAATTTTTTCCAATCCTGGTCTTTTCGGCGAGGTTTCATTTCGCTGCCTCGTTGCCTTCTGTCTTTTCCCATTTCACTTCAACTTTATTGTGTTTAATTTTATGAGGTATTCTGACGTAAGTTTGTCGAATATCGAATTTTTCATAATAATCTATCATCTCTTCGCGTTCTGAAACCGGGAACATATCCATAGATGACCAGTTCATAATTTTCTTACGTATATCATTTCGGATCCATGACCAATGATTCATTGTTAAAACTTCTTTTGGAAAGTAGTAATTAAAATGAGTACTCATTCTTCTTGTCGGGTCGGATGGATAGTAAAATGGAATATCATATTGAAAACGTTGCGATGTGCTGCATAAAAATGGTACAACCCGCATCTGCTCAAAACAGTCATCCTGAAGTTCGCATTCTTTATATTTGTAGTAGTTTCGGTAATAACAGAATGTTGCTTGAGGTAACCAAGTACGGACAATATCTTTTGCTTTGATGAAATCTTCCTTTTTATAGAATTCATCAGAGTCCATAATCAGAGCATAATCTATTCCGCGTGACTGAAAATAAGCAAGACCCTGATTGCGTCGTACAGTCTCTTGTTCGCGGGGAGGAAGATAAGATATACACGGGAAATAAGCAATATCATTAGCAAGTCCATCCTGCAATATCCGGCTCACCTCTGCTTTGTCTGTATCATCCGCTTCTTTCCCAATGTAGCTTTTGTCAGACCATAGAAGAACAACCTCATCTACCTTATCCCGTATCTCCTCTATTATAGTCCGTAAATGCTCAGTGCCCTCATAGCAGATAATTCCGACACCGACCTTAATATGATTGTCAAAGTCCGGTAACGTCGCTTTCCATGCCTCCATTTGTTGAGCTGCTTCATGGTTAGAGAAGCCTGTTTCTTTTGGATGAAAAACCATAACCGCATCATCGACGATATTAGTCATCTGTCGATCTCTTGCTTTTTTGCACAAGTAAAGGTCGGTGCCCCAGCCTATGCGGTTTAAAGATAAGTCCACCGAAAAACCAAGGGTTGTCCGAAATAATTGGAACCACCCTTCAAAATACGGAACCACCCGAAAGTTCCCTGTGGACTTATTATACCCATACTGATGCGATCTGCCCGACGGATGGCATGATGGTTGATAATTACCTACCTTTGGACTCGTTATTATCTGTTTCATCCTTTGCGGAATCAACTGCACCATGCTCTCGTCTATTTGCACATCGGAAGTAATTATACAACACCACTCGTAGTTTCGGCTCTTCTTAATTGCCTCATTCCACATTCCACCATAATATATATTATCATAGTGAATTGCGCCATCACAAGGAGGCGTAGATCCAGAATCAAAAATATAAGTTGGAAAATGTGGCTCAAAAATAGCCTTCAACCGTTTAGCATTGTCGTTGTGGTTGTAGTTAAAAATAGTAACTACAAGCTTTTTGTTAATTTGGTGGTTCATTGATTATTTAGATTGATTATTCGCTCCCTGACCTTTATCATTTGGCTGCACTACGGGTTGTAATTCAGCCTCCTTTTTTGCTTTATCATCGTCGCGTTGAATCTGCTCATCTAATTCTTTCTTTAATTTTTCAACCTCGCGTGGATTGTTAAAAGGTATTTCTCCGGCAGCGGTATCAACCGATGTTACACCGGCATTCTTTGCCATGCAGATATTTGTAATTTCTTCTGAGATATTTTTTGGAACATAAGGCTCAAGTAAAAATGTCATACGCGCCTTTTTATAAGCATCCACATTCCCTTCAATCTGCCCAACTAATTCCTTAAATATTCCAATCAATTTTTTAAATGCAGGTCTCATCTCAGCGATCATATTTGTTGACCACTGAACTTCGCGCCAATAAAGGTTGCGAATAAATGCTCCGGTATTTTCACCAGCTTTGAGTTCTTTTGGATTGATAATTACCAGTGCTAAGGTTTCACATAACAGATCTAAATTCTTTTCAAGGTCGATTGTGAACGTATCGCTTGCATCTGCCGGTTTTAAAATCTCAGCTTTTCCATCGGTTGATTTACTGGCAATAGTTTTACCTTGCCTTCCAACCGGAGGTAAATTCATTACACCACCTGCAACAAACAATATCTGATAAGCAAAATAGCGATTATTTTCCCCAAGGTCTGAGAGGATACGTTCAAGACGCTCAATGCCGGACTGACCTACACCCCATACAACATCATTCAACCTCCAGTACATTACAGGAAGTTGTGAGCAATTATGCGGCTTGCGGTCAACAAGTTCATAGCCGTCCTCGGATAATTCTTTCGGACTACCTTTTAATTTGTTAATCGCCTTTTTATATAAATCCATAAACTGAGGAGTGTCATCCTTTCTGATCCAAACTTCAATATCTCGCTGACCATAAATCTCAATTGTTGTAAAGCCATTCACCTTAAACATTCGGACAAATATATCCTCATTTGCTTCGTTTTTAGTGAAGTTGAAAACATCACCCTTCTCAAATGAAAAAACCTTATATTGTACTTCATCGTCAATCCTATAAAGGTAAATAGCTGCATCGCCTGTTCCAAATAGTGCGCGCCCCCATGTTCCGAGGGCATCAGTCATGCCAGCCATTTCCCAATGACTTTTAATGGTTGAAACAAGTTCGTCGTTTTTAGCATCCTTTCCATTAGCCCCAAACCACATCGGGTTTCCAAATGTAGTAGTGACCTTATGTCTTAATGCACCCTCCTGAAATCCAACTTCAACACGCTCAACATCATCTAAACCATCAGGAACATTTGTTCCGGTTGAAACATCGTAACGATATTTTTGCCGTGGAGAGCGATATAAAAAATGGTTTATCTTATGAGCTGATGGAACTAACTCATCGAGAAAATCAGATTGAGTCATCTGATACATACTCCCATTATCAAAAGTCATCTCCGCCGTATGGAAGCGGTCAAGGGATGATACCGGTGTAGGTATGGCACGAGGAGCGCGCCTATACCACACTTGCTTCTGTAAATATGGATTTATTTTAGTCATTGATGCAAATATAACTCTAAAATATAAAAAAATATAAATTTGCTATAAAAATATTTTGAAAGTTAAGTGTTATGTGTTATCTTTG